ATGCTCTAGATCCATATAATCTTATCTTCTTTTTATCACTAGAAACAATCTCACAGTAATATCTACCAGTCTCTAATCCAACATAATGATCACCATCTGGTTTATAGAAAATTTCATCACCTGTAAAGAAAGGAACAGCAGTTGGAAATACAACAGTACTGTACTGATCTAGTGTATTTGGTACTATACTGTCTAAACCACTAGATGTTGCAGACTTTACATTAGTGGTTATGACGTTTACAAAGTCAGTAGTAACACCAGTTCTTCCAGATGGAAGAGAATTTGATGCAACATATGCTTCATTATTGTCTTTAATGTATAAATTTGATGTATCTGATAATAAATGAGGAAATTCTAGAGGAACTGCGGTACTAACTGCATAATTTGGTTTTCTTCTAATATCAATTGCACCATTTCCAGTGTAACCATCTGATAATTGGATGGTATTTTCATCAAGTACTGAAGTAATTGTACTTTCTAAGTTTCCATTAGTAAAACTTTCTACAATATTTGATCCAGTTCGGACAATTTCGACTAAATCACCTTTTTTTAGACTAGATCTATCAATTTTTGCCTTAGTAATGAACTGACTTGCAGCAACAAATTTAATTCCTTGAATAAAATATCTACAACTTGTATTATAAATCCATGAATTTGCAAAAGTTTCCTTAAATGATCTGTTTGTTGCTGGATTTTCTATAAAATCACCAACATTTTTAACTGAAATTATCTCACCTTCGTTAATATTAAGGTTTTCAGATACTTGTTGGAAGTCTGCTAAGACACCAGTAAGTCTTAATTCTACAGGTTTAGTAATATCTCCATCTTCATAACCATAATAAGTGTTATTACTTCTTATTTCATCTGCCTTTTTAATGGAAACACCTATTCCAGTACATCCAAAGAACTGGTTAATACTCTTACTTGTATAATCAATACTTGCATTACCAGCAGATATGATAGTTCCAGTTTGGCCAAACCCTACAGTTGAGTCAACACTAATTACTGAATCACCAGCACCAACACTATCAAGACATCTTGTTGCTTGTGTTACATCAAAATTACCTTGAATTGTTGAATCAGAGTCATCAAAACCAATAAAGAGTGATAATTTGAAGTAACTTTGAACAATTGTTAATGCAACACCAACTCTACTAAAACTTTCAACCTCAGATATTGAAGCACTAGTATTAACATCTGATGTTTTAAACAGTGTTTGACCTGCTAATTTAGTAACATCACCACTAAGAGCCTCAGCAATTACAACTTCTCTTCTAACATAATTTGCTGCAGATGGTTTTAATAGATATTCTTCTAAATTTACAACTTTTGGAGTTTCATTGTAAAGTGCATTAAATAAAATTCTGAATGATTCATCTGTTCCTTTAGCGTTATATAATGATCTTGCTTCTTTTATAAACGTACCTGCATTCAAATTTGCATCAAAATCAACATTCTCTAACCCTGGAGTAAGAGAAAACTTGAGTTTTTTATAAAATTCTTGTAAAAATAGAGAACTTAAGTTTTGTACATAAGTACCTGATAAATGATCAGCAGTACTAGAAGTGGAAAATGTTAAGTCTTCTTGATTTAATTCTTGATGATAACTTGTAATACCACTAAAACCACGTTTAGCACCAGTAAAACTGTTAGTTGTTACTCCAGTATAAGTTATAACCTCATCATTAATCTTTAATAAACCCCATTCACTAGGAAAACCCTTTGTACTAGAAACAGGAATAGTATCACTACTTGTAGTAATTCCAGTAGAAAGAGTTGTTGATCCAATAACAACGTCTGGGGTTAAATTATCTAATTTTAAATATTGATCTAAATTATCAGAGATATCAATATTACCTCCCTGATATTCTTGGGAAATATAATATTGCTTTAAAAATTCTACTGCATTAGGACTTTCACTTAATACATATTCAGGCAGCTGATTTTCAATGATTTGTTGAACCTTTACTTTAGGTTCAAAACCAGTATTGATCATATTATTCTCTTATTAATTTTCCGTTAAGATAACTTGAAGTATAGAAGTCCTTAATAAAGCTAGTTCCAGTAATTTCATCACCTGAACTTATCACATCCCTAATCATATTTATTGTACTTTTTGAAAGACTAAAATTGAGGTATAGTTCTTTTAATCCAACTACATCATTAGATTCTGGAATTGCTTGTACTTCTACAACACCACTATTATCAAGTGTTGATGTAATATTCACTGTACTTAGAAGAATTTCTCCTTTTATATAATCTACAGTTCCAGCTGAACCAATAACAGTATTTTCGGTTCCATTGTCTAATATTTCCACGATAGAGATAACACCTGTCTTCATATCTGAATTAGGAGTATCTGTAAGGTAAACAGTTCTAATATTATTAGATATTGTAAACCCAGTAGACTTAATATTCTTTCCTGATGCGGTTACATGGAATTGGTTACCGAAACATAGTTCATATTGGGCAAACTGGTTAATTGCTGCCTTCAAATCCCTTCTAATACGTACACGGGTAATATTAGAGGTAATAGCAGTATCTGTACTATCAATTACTTGCTGTACTTTACTATATTTGAATCTACCACCAAATTTATTCATATCTACAGAATTTGAATATGCAGTTAGTGTATTTGAGACTTTTGTTTGAAGGGCAGATGAGGTAGAGACCTTATTTTCATCAAAATACACTGCAGAATCAATTTCCACATATAGTATTTTAAGATCTTCAATTTTTTGGTTAATACCAGATACAGCGTATTGCTTTAACTGAGATAAAATCCTAGTTTTGTTAAATGTTGATACATATGTACCATTTTTAGGTTTGATGCTAATTGTGACAGTACCAAACTCTGGTGGATCCATTTCTTCACCACCAACGACTGCAACTGACTCTGTATCAGGATAAATCTTCTTTACTATAGCTTCATAATCTCTAGGTGTAACCGCCCTGTACTGGGAGGAATAGATTCTAGGTGCATAATACTTAATTGAACTAATAGACTCTATTTCAGACCCATTTGTGGATGCCTGAACGGTACCTACACTAGGAGTTGATGTGAGAGTGACTGAACCTCCTTGTGGATTAACAATTCTTCCTGCAAATGAGAAACTATTGCCATTTCCAATCCCATTTCCGTCTTCTCCATCAGTAATAATGTACTGAACAGTAACTACTGACCCATTTTCTAATTTTTTACCGATTATTCCATCACCAAATAGCAATTCATACCTTTCATCCTGTACTTCTTGCACTAAAAAGATTTCTGAGTTCGAATTTACGTCTAAAATATTGTCAACTAGTGAATATTCTATTCCAAGTGACCCAGCTGAGTCGCTAGGCCCTTTAACATACACTTTTATAGTCGAAGTATCAATACTTGGGTTGTCTAAAAGGAATCTTTGGTCTAATGAACCATCAACTGTGAAGATTCTATTAAGAAATGTCCCTTCTTTAATGATAATATTGTTAAATGACGCTACAAAAGTACCTGGTGTTGGTTCTGTTATGGGTGCAGAGATGTCTTCAGACGTTGAGAACACATATGAGGTGTTGTTAGCATCACCTACACACACTAAACCTGCTCTTATAGTCGCTGTAGGAGTTAAATTGAGAGAAGTTATGTTTAGACCTACATCAAAGGATACTTCTGCTGTGGCTGCCGTTCTAGAACGAGGTACATAACCTATATTTCTTGCTAATGAAACAACATTTTCTCTAACTGTTGCTGAATCTAGGAAAGATTCGTTCACAACCATGTTTGAGTTGAATGCTGTAATATACGTATTATAAGCTAATGTGTCTATAAGGACAGAAAAGTTGGATCCTTCAAAGTCAAAGTCAGTAAAAGTGGTATTAGCACGGAGATATGACTTAATTGACGTTTTTATTTGATCAAAATCAAGATCTGTAAATTTAGTGAAAGGCATGTTATCTTGTTGCCTCTAAGAGGAATGAATATTCTTGTGTTGGAAACTCTTGTCCTACAATATCGAAAATAACGGTAACATCAAAAGCATTATCATCTTGATTCGGATCTACCGCAACCTCAACATTTTCTACTCTTGGTTCGAAGTTATCTAAAGCAATGGCTATTTGTTGTCGTATAGTAGATGCAGTACCAAAATCAACGAACTCAAATAGACTTCTCTGGACATCAGATCCTAATAATGAGTTAAAGAATCTTTCAGTAGGAATTGTTTGCACTATATTTCTTACTGATCTACGAATTGCATCCGCATTCTTCAATATTTGCAAATCTTTTGTTACAGGATGAGGTTTAAAGGACAATGAAATGTCTTTAAATGCTCTAGATACCCTCTTAATCGCCATCAGACAAAGGTTTTTTATTATTTATACTGGTTTCCCCATAAAAAAAGTGCCTCTTTCGAGACACTGCGGTTATTTTCCTTGTCCTCTGTACTTTTTACGAGCCGAGTTACGGGATGTTGCCGAATATTTTGAGTGTTTTCCGCTTCCTTGACGAGTTTTTTTGGGTGTTGCCTCCTTACTCGTGTTCGTACTTGAATAAACTGCCATAATTACTCCTTGTTAATCTTAGTTTTTACTGTATCAGGATGTGGAGAACCTGTTTTGTAGAATTCAATCGCTAAGTCCTCCATCATATCAAAGTATT